GTGATATAATATTTAGTTTAGGAAACATCGAATTAAATAAGATGGTTCAAAACGAACAAAAAGAGGAGTTATTTAAAGTATTTAAAGAACTTCAAAAAGAACAAAACAATACTGCCAAAGAATTAGAAGAGAAATATGGTAGTGGTAGTATAAATTTAGAAACAAAAGAAATAATCTCAAAAAATTAAATTTTTGAAATAATTTTTCATATTTATAACAAAATAAATAACAAAATTTTTAATATAAGAAAATGGCAGAAACATTAATATCTCCAGGTGTATTAGCAAGAGAAAATGACCAATCATTTATCCAGCAAAATCCCGTCGAATTTGGTGCCGCTATTATAGGACCAGCTGTAAAAGGACCAGTTGAAATACCTACACTAGTTACTTCTTTTAGTGAATATCAAGCAATATTTGGTACCACAGTAGAAAGTGCTTCTAGAGAGTATGGATATTTGACATCGGCTACAGCAAATAACTATTTTAGACAAGGAGGCACGTCCCTTTTAGTTACTAGAGTTACTCATGGTGAGTTCACACCTGCATTTACTTCAGGTAGTACAGCCGGTTCAGGTAATTCAGGTATAATGAATGTAGCTACTTCAGAATCACTACAAATACAAACGATTTCAGAAGGTGCTATAATGAATAATCTTCAAGCTGCAGATTCGTCTGGTGGTACTTTAGATTCAGGATCTTTAGATAATGTTAGATGGGAAATTAGTGGTGTTAACACTGGTTCAGGTATCTTTTCTATTATAGTAAGACAAGGTAATGATACATCAAATCAAAAATCAATTTTAGAAACTTGGAATAATTTATCACTTGATCCGTTTGCTGCCAACTATATTGAAAAAGTGATAGGTAACCAAAGTTACAATATTAGACAAGATGGTGCCGATTATTATGTACAAGCTTCAGGAAGCTATGTAAATAAAAGTAAATACATATCAGTAAAACAAGTAAACCTTCCAACACCAAATTTCTTTGATAATAATGGAGTTGCTTCAAGTGGTTCATTTAATGGAGTTTTAACTTCTTATCATGAATTTATCCCAGTAGCAGGTTCAGGATCATTTACAGGTGCTTTAGGATACAATGTACAAGCTGCAACGTCACCAATGAAATTTAATCAAGATATTTCTAACACAAATATTCAAGGATTAACTGCTACAGATTATTCACAATCAATTTCATTATTAAATAATCAAGACGAATATAATTTTAATGTAATAGTAACACCAGGACTAATAGCTGACTCAACATATGCAGCACATATTGTTCAAGTTAATTCATTAGTAGCATTAGCAGAAAATAGACAAGATTGTATAGCAGTAATAGATGTTTCAAAATATGGAAGCACAGTTTCTGCAACAGTTAATAGTTCAACAGCATTTGATTCAAGTTATGCTGCTACTTATTGGCCTTGGCTACAATCAATAGATCCAACCAGTGGACAAACGGTTTGGTCGCCAGCTTCTGCGTTTATACCGGGTGTATATTCATTCACTGATGCTTCATCGGAACCATGGTTCGCTCCAGCAGGTTTAATTAGAGGATCGCTAGGTAACGTAATTAGAGCCGAGAGAAAATTAACATCAGGTAATAGAGATACTTTATACACTGCAAATGTAAATCCAATAGCTACATTCCCAGGAAGAGGAGTTGTAGTATTTGGACAAAAAACATTACAAGTTAAAGCAAGTGCTTTAGATAGAGTAAATGTTAGAAGATTATTAATTACTTTAAAAAGCTTCATAACTCAAGTATCAGATAACTTAGTATTTGAACAAAATACAATAGCTACAAGAAATAATTTCTTAAGCCAAGTTAACCCATACTTAGAATCAGTACAACAAAGACAAGGATTATACGCGTTTAAAGTTGTAATGAATGAAACTAACAATACACCAGATGTAATTGATAGAAACGAATTAGTAGGTGCGATTTATTTACAACCAACTAAAACAGCTGAATTTATAATTTTGGATTTCAACGTACTGCCAACAGGAGTTGAATTCCCAGCGTAAAAAAATAAAAATAGAATATTTATAACAAGAATAAATAATTAGATAAAATGGCAATATTAGACCCAAACGAAATATTTTACACAGCTTTTGAGCCAAAGCAACAAAATAGATTTATCTTATATGTTGATGGAATTCCTTCTTACCAGATTAAAGGAGTTGGAGCTGTTTCACTAACACAAGGTACAGTTCAATTAAACCACATCAACGTTGCAAGATACGTAAAAGGAAAAACTCTTTGGAATACAATTTCAATGACATTATTTGATCCTATTACACCGTCAGGAGCTCAAGCGGTAATGGAATGGGTTAGATTACATCACGAATCAGTAACTGGTAGAGATGGATACAGTGATTTTTATAAAAAAGATCTTACATTTAATGTATTAGGACCAGTAGGTGATATTGTTTCTGAATGGATTATTAAAGGAGCTTTAATTACAGAAGCTGGATTTGGTGATTATAACTGGGATAATGAAAATGCTGCGCAAGAATTATCATTAACCGTACAACCTG